TTTATTTGACCAAATTGAAAATCCACTACAATTAAGTTTTGAAGAATACTTAAATTATTATAATAAAAAATATTCACAACCTTATAATCCTTATCAAGTAATTACAGGTAATTAAATGTCTAAAGCTATTCAATCAGCTTATATAGAGTTGTTAAAAAATAGACAAACTCCTACTGAGCAACAAGAAGAACAAGATAAAAACTTTTTAGCTAATTTATATAATCAAGCTGTAGCACCTACACAAACTATTACTACTGCTCCTATAGGTGGACAACTTGCTAAAATAGATAAAGATTTAAAACAAGATTTAAAAACTACGCCTTTTACTATATCTGGTAAAAAAAGTTTAACTCAATTATCTGAAGACCCAGAGTTTGCTGTTAGAGCAGAAAGATTTTTAGATGGTATAGGTAGTAATGAAAACATATTTGAATATTTAAGAGATGCTGATTATAGTTTAAGTTCTGCTATTGTTCGTTCTTTTCAAACAGGTAAATGGACTGAAGAACAAAAACAAGATTATAATTATTTAAAAGAACAGTTTAATAATGCAGAGCTTAGAGGATTTAAAGAAAAATTTGGATTAGTAAAAGATTTAGCTGGTGATATTTTATTAGACCCATTAAATGCTGTTGCTGCTCTTTTTGCAGTTCCTACAGCAGGTACATCATTAGCTTTAGCTAGTGGACTATCAACAGCAGCTAAACAAGGTGCAAAAGCTTTAGTAAAAGCTAAATTAAAACAAGCGAAAGGACCTGCTTTATTTGGAGCAGCAGAGGGTGCTGGATGGGGTGGATTGCATAATTATTTTATGCAAGATATAGATATGGATTTAGGTGTTGATACTGATATAGATTTAAGAGAGACTGCATTATCTACTGTTATTGGTGGTGCTTTTGGTGGTACATTAGGTGGTGCAGCAGGTATGATTCCCGGTGGTGCACCTAGTGGATTTTATTCTAAAACTGCTAAAAAAGAATTTAATTATGCTAATGAAAATGATATTAATGTTTTACCTGATACTAGAAAAAAACAAAAAGATAATTATGAATTAGAAGAATTTATAGGAACTTCAAAAGATAAAGTAGATAAAGGATTTTATAAATTTATTGCATTAAGTATAGGTAAACCAACAACAGAGTTTTTAAAAGCTGCAGAAAAAAGTCCAACATTACAAAACTTTTTAAGAAAACTTAGATATGATTATGATGCTGGAGTTTTAAAAAGTAGAAAAGAAGGAGTTAATAAAGTTAAATTAGCAGATGGAACTAAAGCTTTAAATGTATTATATAGAACTGGATATAGAGCAAATATAATAAAAGAACAAAATGATGTATTAAAAACTTTGTTGCGTGACAAAAATATGAGTGTAAATAAAATTGATAATTTTGTTGGTGAAAAATATAAAGGTTTTGATATTGATGTAGATATAGCTTCTGCTTATAAAGGAGTTAGAACTTTATTAGATGATACATATAGAGATGCTAATAATTTAGGATTGTTTTTACCGGGAACAATTAATGTAGGTGGTTATTTTCCTAGATTATTTAAATATGAAGAGTTACTAAAGAAAAGAGAAAAATTTGAAAATATACTTGTTAAATCTGGACATGCTGACCCTACTAATGAAAAAGCTATGACTGAAATGTTAAATAAAGAAGGTGAAAAAGTTTTAGTAAGTAGAATAAATGATGAAGGATTAGATACTGAAGTATTTGGAATAAATTTTGCAGATGAAGCAAGTGGTGGTAGAACATCTAATGTTGAAGAGCTAACAGCAGAAGAATTAATTAGTGCTAAAAAATTAAAAGCTAATGCTATTGTGACAAATATGTTAGAAGAAAGATGGACTCCAATAGAATTAAGGCAAAGAGGT